TGAGAAGAGCTTTAGAGCAAAGTGTCCTGCTGAAGAGGCACGCGGACAAGCCGCTACGGATTTTACAAAGAAACTAATTAACGGTGCAACAAAGCGTCAGATTGTAATGATGGATTGGGACAAGTATGGTGGTCGTGTTCTTGGTGATGTAATTTTAGACGGTAAGAGTTTACGTGCACTTCTTATCCAAAACGGATATGCTCGCGAGTATTATGGTGAAGCAAAAACTAGCTGGTGCAACTAATGAACGCAACAAGAAAAAAACAAAAACTAACAGACGAGCGCAGCTCATTTAAACCTTTCAACTATCCTTGGGCATATGATGCTTGGTTGAAGCATGAACAAAGCCATTGGCTCCACACAGAGGTGCCAATGCTTGAAGATGTTAAAGATTGGAAAGGCAAGCTAACTAAAGATGAAAAACTATTCCTCACACATATTTTCCGCTTTTTTACGCAAGGAGATATTGACGTTGCTGGTGGTTACGTTAACAATTACTTGCCTTATTTTCCTCAGCCTGAAGTTCGCATGATGTTGCTTGGCTTTGCTGCTCGCGAAGCTTTGCACATTGCGGCTTACTCACATTTGATTGAGACATTAGGCTTACCAGAGACAATGTATAATCAATTCTTAGAGTATGCGGAGATGAAAGAGAAACATGATTATGTTCTTGATATATCTCAACAGAACTCCACAAAAGAGAATACAGCCAAGCACATTGCAGTGTTCTCAGCATTCACAGAAGGTATGCAACTGTTTAGTTCTTTCATTATGCTATTGAACTTCCCACGTCAAGGTAAGATGAGGGGAATGGGTCAGATTGTTACATGGTCTATTGTTGATGAGACACAACACTGTGAAGGAATGATTAAACTATTCAGGACATATATTCAAGAGAATCCGGAGATCTGGAACGATGAGCTCAAAGGACAGCTGTATACAATTGCTGAGAAGATGGTTTTACTCGAAGACAGGTTTATTGATCTGGCATTCAGTATGGGCGGTATGGATGGTCTTAACGCTGATGACGTTAAACGCTACATCCGCTATATTACTGATCGTCGCCTTATCAGTCTTGGTCTTAAAGGAATTATGAAGGTGAAGAAGAATCCTCTTCCATGGGTTGAGGAAATGATTAACGCGCCTACTCATACCAACTTCTTTGAGAATCGTGCAACCGATTATGCAAAGGGTGCAACAAGCGGTACGTGGGACGACATATGGGCGAAAGCTGCATAAACGTTGACCAGATGTTCCCTGATTTACCACCAGGGAACATTTACGTTGCATTGACGGGTGGAGTTGAGTCTACACTTATACTCTACCTTGTTCAAAAGTATTATCCTAAGCACCGTATCATACCTTGTACATACCGCTTTGGAGACAGACGTGCATGGGAGTTCCACAAAGCGACTCATGTAGCGCATAAGCTCGGTGCTGAAAAGGTGATAGAGGCTGGTTTCCTTAAGAATTCTGCGGTAATGGCGGAGCTACTGCCTACTGTACATCAATACTTCAATAGAGAGAATGGCGTGTTCCGAAATGTGAGGGACAACGATCCTGACTTTATTGCTGGGTTCACTGGTAAGAACACTACAACACTTGATCCGGAAATCATTACACCAGAAGAACAAAAAAAGTATTTGTTAGTCTTTGAAATCCATAGACCTTTTCTATTATTAAACAAACACGAGACGTTGGGTTTATACTACCAACTTGGTGTTGAGCATCTTTTGAATTATACACACTCCTGTCAGAGAAGAGGTAACAAACATTGTGGACATTGCCACGCTTGTTGGGAAAGAGTAGATGCGTTTGATGCGCTTGGGAAAATAGATCCTGCTATATACGAGGACTCGTTTGAAACTGTCGTTCAACGAGTCAGAAAGTATTTTAGGGAAGTATACCCACCTAAGCGAGGAATAAAGACATGATCGAAAAAGACCAGGACCCCCATATCTGTTACAGCTGTGATGAGGAGTTTGTTATCCATACACCATATGAGACAGAAGCAACCGTTAGCTTTTGCCCATTCTGTGGTAGTGAAGTAGAGGACTCAGATTTAATTGATGAGGATGACCTCGAAGACTTTGATGAAGAGGACGAAAGTTTCTGATGACGTGGCTCTACCACGGAGCACCTTATGATGAACCTTCTGATCAGTATTATGGATTCGTGTACAGAATCACAAATACAGTAAACCAAAAATCATATATCGGTAAAAAGTTATTCTGGTTTAAGAAAACAAAAGTCCTCAAAGGAAAAAAGAAACGCTACCTTGCTCCATCAGATTGGAAAACATATTACGGTAGCTCAAAGGCTGTACAATTAGACATCGAACAATATGGTGCTGATAAGTTTACAAGAGAGATAATTACACTTTGTAAAAACAAGGGTGAGTGTTCATATTATGAAGCAAAAGCTCAATTTGATAACAACGTTCTCTTTCAACCTGAAATGTATTATAATGATTGGATTATTTGTCGTGTACATAGGAAACACATATTATGAATACCAATCGTAAACCACAATTTGTTGTCAAACCCAACGTAACTCTATACAATCGCGTCAACAGTGATCACATTACTGGTGATCTCGTTAATGAGGATGAGATTGAAGGTAAACAGTTCTATGTTCTTCGTGTTGGACCTCGTTTAATGAAGTTTGCTAAAGATGCATACACACCAAAACGTAGTTTAGTAACCCGTTGACATTTATTTGTTAAACGCGTAAAGTAATCGGATTCGTGCAAACGAATATTTTGTTAAATTTATATAAAGGAAACTGAAATGACTCAAAAAGAAAAACTGCGCCAAGCCTTCTTTAAAGGTGCTCAATTGACAAGCAAACAAATCCGTTCGCAATTCAATATTGCATCACCTACAAAGGTTGTTAGCATGTTGCGTTTGCAAGATGGTTTGCCAATCTATGCTAATAAGCATGTTGACACCAAAGGTCGTGAGACTACAAAGTTCCGTTTGGGAACTCCAAGCCGTCGTGTAATTGCTGCTGGTTATCGCGCAATTGCAGTTGGACTTGCCTAACCTCTTAAAAGGTAGGAAGATAAGGGGCCTTGTGCCCCTTTTTTGTTTGGAGAATAACATGGATGATGTAACATATTATAGCAAAGCTACTGATGAAGAGAAGGTTGCGTTCCGTAAATGGATGCGATCAATGCTTCATTTAGGACCCGTCACTATTTGGTTTAAAAAGAGTGATGGAACAGAACGTGAAATGAATTGTACACTGCAGGATGGTGTAGCAATTCCTCACGAAAAGAAAACAGATAAAGTAAAAGTAATAAATGAGGAAGTGTGTCCTGTTTGGGATATAGATAAGGGAGCATGGCGCTCTTTTAAATTTGAATCTATAACGAAAGTGAATATTGATATATGAAACGAGATATTAAAGTAGGATTTACTTGTTCCACTTTTGACCTGTTACATGCAGGTCATATCCTGATGCTTGAAGAAGCAAGAGAACAATGTGATTATCTGATTGTTGGAATACAAACTGATCCAACTATTGACCGACCTGGTAAAAATAAACCAGTTCAAACTATTATTGAACGAACCCTTCAACTGAAGGCTGTACGGTATGTTGATGAAGTCGTCGTCTACTCAACAGAACAAGACTTGATTGACTTACTTGAGATTCTTCCTATTAGCGTTCGTATTATTGGTGAAGAGTATAAGGACAATGACTTTACTGGTAAAGATAAGTGTGCTGAACGTGGCATCTATATCTATTACAACAGTCGGTCACATAGGTTCAGTAGCACAGAGCTACGTCATCGCGTCACCAATTTAACACGACCAGTGGTTCCGGAAGGAAAGTGGTCTGAGCCATGAACGTTGGAGTAACCGGATCACACGGCTTTATTGGGTCGGTGCTCTGTCGTGTACTAACAGAGGCTGGCCATGATGTGTATGCATGTGATAATAAAAAGTTCCTGGGTGGTGACTTTAGGTATTTTAAGACTGTAGTCAACTGCTCGTTCGATGATGATTATTATGTTGATATGATTATACGACATGATATCACTACGATCTTCCATTTAGCAGCTACAAGTACTGTTGGCCCCGACGCAATTGATCCATGGCTTTATTACAGTAATAACCCAGCTAGAACAACTAACTTAATTAAGAAGCTAGCTGATAGAGGCTGGAAAGGTCACATTGTATTCTCCAGCACTGCCGCCGTCTATGGGGACAAGGACTATCCTGTAAGAGAAACAAACAGTACAGAGCCAACTAATAATTATGGTTTCAGTAAGTTAATGTGTGAACATATCCTTCGTGAAGGACACAAGTATGGAATCAACGTCACTATTCTAAGATACTTTAATGTTGCAGGAGCTTATGATGACTTGGGCGAAGAAGTTGAAGACACTCACCTCCTTTCGAGAATATGTAATGCTGCGTGTGATGGGACAGATGTTACTGTGTTTGGTACTGATTATTCCACTGACGATGGTACATGCGTTCGTGACTACATTCATGTTCGTGATGTTTGCCGTGCACAGTTGCATGCAGTGGATAAAAAGCTGTATGGTACATACAACCTTGGAACAAACCGAGGGGCAAGTGTTGGAGAAATGATCAGTGTGTTTGAGACATACACAGGTGTAAAGATACAACACAAAACAGGACCACGAAGAGCAGGTGATCCTTCTTTCCTTGTTGCTAATGGTCAAAAGTTTGTTGATACTGGATTTGAATATAAACATAGCTCATTACAAGAGATTGTAACATCTCAGTGGGAGCATTTTAAACATAGGAGTAGTGATGGGGTTTGATGTAAATGAGATTTCGAAGAATTCAAAAGGTGGTACTGAGTTACTAAGAATGGAACTTGAGAAACGTCTACCAGAAGGTCTTGTTGATGACTTCCAAATTATCTGTTCACGTGTTCGTGAATTGGATGAAAGTAAGATCAGAGTGTATTGGTTACATGATCTACCAGAAGATCCTGAGACTAGCCACTTGAAGGAATCTGCTAGTCGTGATCGCTTCCATAAGTTAGTATTCTGTGGTAACTGGCAATACACACGATATCGTGACTACTTAAATGTTCCTCACGATCAACACAGCATTGTAATTGATAATGGAGTCACTCCAATTCCTAATCATACCAAGCCAACAGATGAAATCAGACTGATATACTTCTCAACTCCGCAACGTGGATTAGAACTACTTGTTCCCGTCTTTGAGGAACTATGTAAGAAGCACGACAACATTGTACTTGATGTGTATTCAAGTTACAGTATCTACGGTTGGGGTGAAGCTGATCAACGATTTGAAGGTCTATTTGATAAATGCCGTAACCATCCTAAGATTAACTACCACGGTTCTCAACCAAATGAGGTATTGCGCGAAGCATTACAGAAGTCACACATTCTTGCATATCCTTCCATTTGGATGGAATGTAACAGTAGGTCTGTAATTGAAGCAATGAGTGCTGGTCTATTGTGTGTTCATCCCAATTACGGTGGCCTCGTCGATACAGCAGCTGGACTTAACATGATGTATCAATGGGATAGAGATACTAATGTCCACGCAAACGTGTTCTATTCCGCATTAGATCACGCTATCAGCTCAATCAAAGAGAAGCAGACGGATGATTATCTAAAACTTGTTAAAATCTATGCAGACACACGTTTCGATTGGAACCGGATTGTTCCTACGTGGGTTGGTTTGTTAACAGATTTGAAGCGTCGTTATCCAACCGTAGAGTCGCGCGCAAAACCACGTGAGATGTTCTATTACAAACCGTAACGTTGACTATTTTGTGACTATGTTTGATAATGAAAAGTCAACAACTAAGTAACAACATGATTCTTCTTGATTTATCCCAAGTAATGATCTCTAACATTATGGTTCAGGTGGGGCAGCATGCAGATGCAGTTCAACCTGATCTTGTTAGACACATGGTCATTAACACAATTCGTTCTCTTAAAACCAAATTTGGTGCTGAGTATGGTGAACTTATCATTGCATGCGATGATAGGAAGTATTGGCGCCGTGATATGTTTCCAGCATACAAAGGTAACCGTAAAGCAGACCGTGAAAAGTCTGGTATTGACTGGCATGTTTTGTTTGATACACTGAACACCATTAAACTGGAATTAAAAGAGAATTTCCCATATAGAGTAATTCAGGTTGAGGGTGCGGAAGCTGACGATGTTATCGGTACTTTAGCAATGGAATTTGGTTCTGAGCTAAATAATGGTAACAAGATCCTTATTCTTAGTGGAGATAAGGACTTTGTTCAGCTTCAGAGATTTGCTAATGTTACACAACATGATCCTATTCGTAGAAAAGATATTACGAATAATGATCCTGAGAAGTTTTTGAAGCACCTAGTTCTATCTGGTGATCGTGGCGATGGAGTACCCAACGTATTATCACCTGATAATTGTATCATCGAAGGCCTGAGACAAAAACCTCTCAGAGAAACAAAAATTAATGAACTTCTTAATGCAGAATTTGATTCGCTACCAGAGGATATCATTCGTAATTGGAAACGCAACAGTATGTTGATTGACTTGCGCCATATTCCAACTACGATTAAAGAAAATGTGATTACTGAGTACCACGCTCAGGCATCAAAGTCGCGTGACAAAATCTTTAACTACCTTATTAAACATAGAATGAAAGTTCTAATGGAACACATTGGTGACTTTTAATGAAACCTAGTATATCTGAAATCCTTGA